GTCAGTAAAACAGACATTAATGCTGATCAGTAGTTTGATGAAGAAACATTATCAAATTGAAGAACAGAGACTGTATTCTAAAGATCCAATGAAGTGTTTTACGAGAATAGCATTTGAAAATCTAATGCAAGATTTAATAGCACAAGACATTGGAATTAAGAAAGACGATCTTAAATATTCAGCAAAAGCTTTAATGGCCATTCAAAAGAAGATCGACGAGTCCAAAATTCCTGATAAGAAGAAAGCAAACATCAAGAAAGAAGTTGGCGTTTTTGAAAATTTAGTCGAATATATACGTGAAGAAGATGACATCATTAATGATTTCAATCCAACTGAACAAATGTCATTTTATGGACCGTATATAGAAGACGTGGATTATTCACTAAAAGTAGTAATGATTGGCGACAAGAGTTACTATGTATTAGGACCAGGAAAAGGAAAAGCAAGAGAAGGGAAAGTAGATTTTTCAAAATTCAGTTTGAAGAAATTCGAAACTGGAGGAAAAGTTTATGCCATGATCCACTATGAACGAGGACTTAATGACGACACAGCAGCCATTCTTTACTACGTCAATAAATTTTCAGGATGTCTGAATGAGAGTGATTTCAAGAAAGAAATAAACATCGCTAAAGCAATTGAAGAAAAGAAAGGATTTTTCAAACTCTGGAAGATGAAGCTAATGAATTTGCATAATAGAACAGTGCGAGCTATAAAATCAGCAGCTACATATTTAACATCAATGGCTATACAAATGATTGGAGAACCAATTTTCAAAGGAATCCTTTTAGGATTCTCGATATTTTCAATGTTTGTAACATTGCAAGTAATAGGAAGATTGTTAGCACCACAAACAGTATCTGTTTCTAATCCGCCAGGTGTGAAACCAATGTTTGTAATGCCATCAGCGCCAGCAGTTCGAACAAGACAAGTATTTAGCGAGACGAGATTAGATTTGTCAGACGAAGCACATTTGATTAAAGGAGCAACGTATAAGATTCAGTTTGCACACAACGGAGTTTTAAGACAGGGAACAATGATTGGCATAAAAGGTAGTATATTTATGTCATGCGCACACACATTTGCAGGAGTTACCACGGCAAAACAAATACAAATTTATGACAACAAATTTGAAAGTAACCCGCAATTTGCAGTAAAAGAATATACATTACTGCCACGAAATATCAAAAAACTAGATAACAAAGATATAGTACTACTCTATATCGAAGGCTTCAGATCGGTAAGAACCATCGAGAAACATTTTGTTACTGAATATGATTTGAAAGATAATATGGATAGCTTTACATCAGGCTATTGCGTAGGAATCATGCTCAGAAATAAAGAATTTCAAAAACCGAAGCAAGCACAGTGGTTATCAACAGGGTACTGTCCATATCACATAACAAGAGACTACAATAAGACAGACCCAACACACGACAGAGTAATAACTTTTAAATCAGACGTAGAAGTTAAACCAGGTGACAGTGGATCATTAGTGATGCACGATAATCCAAAAATACAGAACAAATTCATCGGTTTAATATTTGCAGTTGATTACGAAGTACATGTAGCAGTAGTCTCACAAGAGAACATAGAACAAGGACTAAGAAGTTTTGAAACACACATGAAGATGACGACAACAGTCCATTCTAGTACACCACTTAGTGAAAACCATGAACTCTATGGAGTTTTTAAATATCCAGATGAGGTTTATAACGGCCCATATGGAAATTTAGGAATTTCGCAGAGCTCTGGTTTTAGGAAGACGTACTTAAATGGAAAGTTCGAAGACAGTCTCAAGTATGAAGTACAACCGGCTATCCAAAATTTGAATGATAGACGCATACCACCAGGATCGAGAAATCCGTTCTATGTATCTCTGAACAAGACCGCAGGGGAGATTGATCCAAGTTTCACAGACGAAGAAGCAAAATTCATGATGAAGGGTTTAGAAAATATGTTTATAAGACACACAAAATTCATCGAAACATATAGAACACTAAACACACGAGAAGCGATTGTAGGAATTCCATATCGCGGTTCAACACCAATCAATACAAAAACAACACCAGGTTTGCCATACAAATTGTATACAACGAAGAAAGGTAAAAGTCAATTTATTAACTTTTACAAAGATACACAAACTTGGGGAATTGATAACATCGTTTTTAATGATGTAGAATCAATGGAAAATCATTATATTGGTGGGTTTGTACCTAGAAATGAGAAATTAGAATTTACTAAAAAAGAACTAGTAAAGGAAGACAAGATCATCAACCCGAAAACACGAACTGTAGCAACAGGAAACATGATTCATCAAATTGTTTATAATAAATTATTCAAACATCTTTATATTTTGTTTAAAAATAGCTGGGATTATGGGCAAGCAACACCAATAGCCCTAGGAGTAGATCCAGTTAGACATTGGGATCAAGTAGCAGAACATCTTAAATATCACGACTATATGATTGATTTCGACGTCAAAGCTTGGGAAGAAAAAGTTAATCTCAGACTTTTAGGAATGAACACGCAGGTAAAATTACGATTATTAGAACGCGCTTATAAATCTAGAGGGGAGAAGTTTGACAGAGACAATATTCCAATTGCACACGGTTTAGTTGTAGATTACACTGACACCTATGTTTGTTTTAGAGACTTAATGTACAGAAAGCGAAGTGGCCTTTTGAGTGGCCACCCAGGAACTCTTATGGAGAATTCAGAAATACATACCATGATTATGTATTTAATATGCTATCGAGTACTTAAGAAGAAGAAACCTGCATACGCGACA